AAGCGACATCAGCGAAATGTTTGTCGAAGCAGACTTTGCTACGGCTAGCGTTTACGGCGGCGCAACGATCAACGTGATTTTTGACGCAGAATTTTTAGAAACCGACGTTGGCGGTGGCGTGTCGGTTGACGGCAGCAGCCCAGTTGCTTACGCGCAGACCAACACGATGGCGAACATAGCGCGCGGCGACACCATCACCATTGGCGGCGTGGCTTATGTGGTGACAGATCGTCAAGACGACAACACAGGCGTCACGATGTTGAGGCTAAGGACATGAGCCATGTGCGTCAGCAAATACGTGAGCGGATCGCGGCTAACGTCACTGGCCTGACGACAACAGCTAGCCGGGTTTATCAGTCGCGCGTCTACAACTTGGCGTCAAACGAAATGCCAGGTCTGCTCATTTATACAACGCAAGAAGCGTCAGAGCGCGACACATTTATCGGGTCAAACGGACTCAACCGCGTCGTTGACGTGTTGGTCGAAGGTTATGCAAAAACGTCAACAAACCTTGATGACACCCTAGACACGATTGCGGCAGAAGTAGAGGCGGCAATAGCCGCCGACCCTACGTGCAACGCGCTAGCCAAAGACTCACAGCTAGCTAGTACAGAAATTGAATACACAGGCGAATCTGATTCGCCCACAGGCTTGGTGCGCCTCACGTTTAGTGTGGTGTATCGGACGACGGCAACCGCGCCAACGAGCGCAATTTAGAGGATAGAAAAATGGCAGTTCACACATCAGTGGAAGGCGTTGTGCAGGTTGGCGGTACGGCTGTTGCACAACTCAGATCAATGAACCTAGAAGCAAGCGCAGAAGTTATTGACTCAACGACGATAACTGACGCAGCGAAAACCAACTTGGCAGGCACTAAAAGTTACAGCGGAAGCGCTGAATGCTTTTGGGATGAAACCGACAGCGTGCAATTATCACTGACTGAAGGCGCATCCGTAGCGCTCAAATTCTTGTTTGAGGGCGCAACGTCTGGCGATTACAGCTATGAACTCACCGCAATCGTTACAGGCGTCTCAATCAGCGCAGGCATCGACGGAATGGTGGAGTGTTCCTTTAGCTTTACCGGCACTGGCGCGTTGACCCGAGGCACTGTGTAAATGTCGGCGTTGATGACGGCGGCAAAGGCGCATTTTAGTGAACTGCTAGACGGCGACTTGCAATGCCTTGAGGTGCCGGAATGGAAGATCGCCGGGCAACCGGCAAAAATCTATTACCGGCCCTATATGACCGTCGCCGATAAAGGCGAATTGATCGCGCTTTATAACGAAGGCAAGCACTACGAAATGATGGTGCTGTCTTTGATTTTTTCAGCGCGTGACGAAACTGGCACACGTCTGCTCACCAAATCCGACAAGTTTGAGCTAATGAAATCGGTTCACGCTGACGTGATCGAAGACATTTTCACGCGCATGGCGTTGTTTAGTGTGGATGACGATGGCGAAGCGGCAAAAAAGTAGCCGACGACCCTGATCTGCGTTTTGCGCTACATCTAGGTGAGGCGCTGGGAATGGGTTTGCGGGATGTGCTAGCCATGTCTGAGTTTGAGTTTCGACTTTGGGTTGAGCATTTTAGATTGAAAAATAATGGCAGCTAATTCAGTACGAATACCGATAACCGCGAAAGACAAAACTGGCGCGGCGTTTAGCTCAGTCAGCAAAGGTTTGGCTAACGTCGGCGTGCGCGTAGCAAAACTGGGCGTTGCTTTTGGCACGTTAGGCGTTGCCGCTGGTGCCGCAATCATTCGCAGTCAAATGCAAACGATAGATGCGCTTGGCAAGACTGCCGACAAGATTGGCGTGACTACCGAAGCGCTTGGCGCTATGCGTCACGCAGCAGACCTTACAGGCGTCTCTACCAGCACGATGGACATGGCGCTACAACGCTTCACCCGGCGCGCTAGCGAAGCAGCACGCGGCACAGGCGAGGCCAAGGGCGCGTTGCGTGAGTTAGGCATTGACGCTAGGGAGCTAGTGCAACTGCCGCTTGATGAACAGATGGGCTTGGTTGCTGACTCTATGGGCAACGTCGGCACACAATCTGATCGCGTGCGGCTAGCCATGAAACTGTTTGACTCCGAAGGTGTCGCGTTACTGCAAACGCTAAAAGGCGGCAGCGCTGGTTTGCAGCAGATGGCAGACGAAGCAGAACGCCTTGGCCTAACCCTAGACCGCGCAGACGTGGCAATGGTGGAAGCTGCAAACGATGAAATCACGCGCGCTATGGCAGTGCTTGAAGGACTAGCCAACCAAGTCAGTGTGGCGTTAGCGCCGTTTATTGGCGAAGTGGCAAATCAGTTTGCGCAAGCTGCGCTTGACTCAGAACGTTTCGGCAACGTGGGCCAAAAGGTTGTGCATGGTGTCGTCAACGCTGTTGCAGGGTTGGTTGATTTTGTGCGCGGCATCAAGATTGCCTTGAAGGGCGTCGAAATTGCTTGGACAACATTCAAAGCGGTTGGCTTGGCTGCGCTGGCTATTTTGGTGTCGCCAATACAAGCCGTCATTAACGGCATCAATTCAATCCGCGCAGCGCTAGGCATGGAGCTTATACCGCCACTTGTCGTTGATAACCTCATTGCGACGACCAACGAACTCCAAAACCTGCGTGCAGAATTTGACGCGCTGCGCGAAGCGCCTAGCGCGCTGGAAACAGTTGGGCCGATGCTAGAAAGCATTACGGCAGGCGCCAGAGAACGCGCGGAAGTCATAAAGGCCGAAGCACAAGCGCAAGCCGATAGCGCAAAAAACGCGAAGGCACAAACGGCGTCACAGATTGCCGCTGGCGAAGAACTAGATGCGTTTGAGGCCAAAAGCCGGTCAGAACAAGCACAACACGTGACCAGTCACATGCGCGAACTGTTTGGTAAGAATAAGGCCGTCAATATCGCATCGGCTGTCATGGACACCTATGCAGGTGCAACCAAGGCCTTAGCAGCCTACCCACCACCACTATCGTTTGCCTTTGCAGCGGCAACTGTCGCAGCAGGACTTGCCCAGGTTGCCAACATTAAAGCGCAATCGTTTGAAGGCGGCGGCTACACGGGCATGGGCGCACGCAGCGGCGGCATGGATGGCAAGGGTGGGTTCATGGCAATGCTGCACCCAAACGAATCGGTGATTGACCACACCAAAGGGCAGGGCGGTGGCGTCACCGTCGTTAACAACGTAGACGCACGCGGCAGCGGCGCAGACGTAGAGCAAAAAATCAGAGTGGCTATGGCGCAAACGTCAGAGCAAACAATTTTGACCATACGCGACCTCATTAGGCGTGGGCGGTTTGCATGACAACGTTTGCTTTTCCTAGCATCACACCCAGCAGCAACACGTTTGAGCTTGTGGCTAACACACGCACGTTTCAGTCGCCGCTGACCAACGCCATACAAACAACTTCGCGCAAGGGTTCATTGTGGAAAGCATCGCTGCAATTTAACAATTTGAGCGGTGACAACCGCAAAGAAATGCAAGCGTTCTTGGTCAAACTCAACGGACAGCAGCATCGCTTCAACTTACACGATCACAGCTATGTCATGCGCGGCGCTGGTGGTGGCACGCTAGCCGTTAACGGCTCTGGTCAAACTGGCGTGACACTGGTGTGCAATGGCGCGACAGCCAGCGTTAACAACTACCTGCGCAGCGGGGATATGATTTCGTTTAACTCAGAGCTTCATATGGTGGTCGCAGACGCAAATAGCGATGCAAGCGGCAACATCAGCTTGTCGATTGCACCACCAATCCGCAAAACGTTAGCTAACGACACGATCATCGATTACACCACCCCAGTGTCTGGTGTCTTTATGTTGGCTGGCCCAGCGTCATGGAACACAAGACCTGGCACGTTTAGCAGTTTTACCATCGAAGCAGTTGAGGACGTACTCGCGTGAGTCGCGGATTTCCTACAGCTGTTGCTAACGCGCTTGCGACTAGCTACGTGTCGATGGTCACGTTTGCCAAGCTAGAGTTTCCAAACGGCACCGTCTACCTGCACAACTCAATTGGCACATTTACTTGGGGCGGTAACCATTGGCTTGGCGTCGGTGATCTGGGCACGATCAGCGAAATAGAAGAAGGCATCGACGTGTCACCTTACAAACTGACGCTGGCATTGTCTGGCTTAGACGCTGCCATATCGGGAGCAGCGTTAACACAAGATTATTACAATCAGCCTGTCACGGTTTATTTGGGCGTGCTAGATGCAAACGACGTGCTGCTAGCTGACCCGACTATTGTCTGGCAGGGCGTTATGGATCAGATGGATTTAAGCGTCGGCGCAGAAAGCGGCGACGTGATACAGCTAACGTGCGAATCTGAATTAGCCAGGTTTGATAAAGCTAGCAACCGCAAATATACAGACAGCCAACAGCAGAATGATTTTGCATCTGATGTAGCGTTTGAATTTATGGCGCAAATCGAAGGCGCCAAAATACGCTGGGGTGACGCTAACAGCCAGAACATCACCGGTATTTCCAACACGCCAGCGATAGGGCCGATTAACCCCGGCAACATCTACCATTGAGGGTTCACGCTGCACTGAATAAGTGGCAACGCAGATCGTTCAGCTATGGCGATTCTGATTGTTGCCAATTTATTGCTTTCGTGGTCAAAGAACTGACCGGCAAAGATTACGCAGCTGAGTTTAGTTATCAAAACGAAACAGAAGCCAACGCGCTTATTGCGCGCCAAGGCAACTTGCTGGGCTTTATTGGCAGCATTTTAGGCAAACCGGCAGACACTACGAAAGACGGTGATCCTTGCGTTGTTGATTTGCCTATCGTTGGTGAGGCTTGCGGCATTCGGTTAGGGCAAAACGTTGTTTGCTTAACTGAAAAAGGCATGTCGCAAATTCCTGCGCGCTACATTGTTGCAGGCTGGGCAGTCTAATGCCGCCTGTTGTCCCATTCATTGCGGCAATTGCTAACGTTGGTTTAGCGGTTGGGCTACCGGCTGTCGGACTGTATGCCACGGCTGCGTTGACGGTAGCGGCTGCAACGGCAATCGTGGCAGGCGCTAACGCCCTGATTAAAGGCATGATGCCAGACGTGTCGATGCCGCAGAGCGACACTGACCGAACAAGGCAACAGACGGTGCGCGGCACCATAGAACCGCAAAAAGTCGTCTATGGTGAAGCGTTAGTATCTGGCCCGATATTCTTTGTTGGTGTAGCCGGGACAGACAACAAAGACCTTTACCATGCTGTGGCACTAACGGCGCACGAATGCGAATCCGTCACCGACATTTATTTCGATAAAACGCGCATCGCTGACGCCTCTATTACAGGCAACGCCGTAACGGCTGGCGATTTCGGTCCAACAACCGAAGCGCCTTTGACCACCATTTGTTTTGTAGAGCGCAAAACTGGCACTAGCACGCAAGCCGTCAGTTCTTTGCTCAGCGCTTCGTTTACTGGCTGGACGGCAAACCATCAGGCACGTGGTATTGCGTACATTGTCACTAAATGGCGATTGACCGATAGCAGCCAAGAAATGTGGGATAGGCTCACGCCGCGCGACATTAAAGCGCTGGTTAAGGGTAAAAAAGACATCTACGACCCACGCCTAGACGTTGCCGCAGGCAACAGCGCAGGCGCTAACCCTAACAGCGCAACTTACCAAGCGTGGTCAGAAAACCCAGCGTTGTGCGTTGCAAATTATCTCACCGACACGAAATTCGGTTTAAGCGTTGCAACCAACAAAATTGATTGGGCGGCAGTGGTTACCGCAGCAAATGCGTGTGACGCAACAGTAGCTGTGCCTAGCAGCGCCACAGAAAAACGCTTTACCGCAAACGGTGTGCTGTACGCGACAGACACGCACCGCGCAAACATAAACAAGCTGCTTTCGGCAATGAATGGGACGCTTGTTTACGCAAACGGCATCTACACCATTGGCGCTGGTGCTTACGCAGCGCCTACCGAATCGCTTGATGAGAACGATTTAGCTGGTGCTATTACCGTGAAAACGTCAGTAGAGCGCGGTGAGCGGTTCAACACCATTCGACCTATTTTTATCGACCCGGCGCAGCAGCACAAAAGTGTTGAAGCGCCAGAAGTGCAACAGATCAGCGCAGTATTGCGTGACGCCAACGAAGTGCTGATTCGTGACGTGCAACTGCCGTTCACTAACACGTCATTTATGGCCCAGCGCATTGCTTTTAAACAGATTTCACTAAGCGACCAACAAAAAGTGCTTACGTTTCCAGCAAACCTAAAAGGTTTGCGCGTCCAAGTTGGTGACCGCGTGAGCGTAACGGTGGAAGAACTAAATTACAGCAACAAAGTGTTTCGCTGCGCGGGGTTAACATTTAGTGATACGCAAGACGGCGTTGTAAATCTGACGCTGCTAGAGGACGACTCAACCAGTTACGCGGACCCAACAGCTTCCCAGTACAGCACAGTGTCGCCAACCGGCGTTATTACTGACGGGTTTCGGGGTGTGCCTGATCCGCAAAACCTAACGGCTAGCGCTGGCTTAAAGCACATTGAACTTAACTGGACAAACCCGGCAAACCCAAAAGCATTTGAGACGATTGCGGTATATGCGTCTGCCGACAGTTCATGGTCAAACGCGCAGCTAATCGGTGAGACGCGCGGCACCCAATTTTTTCACGATAGTGCAAATCCTGTGGACCCCATCACTGTTGGTCTCCAACGGTACTACTGGGTGCGCGCTTTTGCCTACAAAGGAGATAAAGACAGCACACAACCATTCATTAAATCCGACCGAAATCCAGACACTGATTCGTCAACAGTGGTCGCCACAGTAGGGCCAAACAACCCTGACTATTCAGACATTGTTGACAACACCCCAGCACAAGATGCGCCAACGTCACTGACGCTTACAGAAACGACTGTTCTGGGTAACGATGGCTCCGTTCTTCCTGCTGTTCGTGTTGCTTGGACTGCGCCGACCAATAACACCTATGTGAACGCTTACGAGGTTGAGTTTAAGCGCACATCAGCCAGTCAGATTGACTACGGGCAAGTCACAGATTCGTACACAGCGACGATTGACTACGGCTCTGTCGCTGATGCTACGACCTTAGAACTGAACTACGGAGGGGTGAACGAGGCTGTCACTGATCCGGGCGCTGAGTTCTCATCTGTTCTGGTATACGGCACCAGCACAACCATCGCGGGGCAGAAAGAGCTAGAGGAACACACCTTCAGGGTGAGGGCGGTCACAGTCACAGGCAGGGTGTCTGGCTTTATAACGAACACTCTCACATTGCAGGGCGATCAGACTGCCCCAGCTATCCCATCCAGCATTACGGCGACAGGTGGCATTCAGCAAATCAAGCTCAACTTTTCACTGCCCAGCGACAGTGACTTGGCCTTCGTTGAAATTTTCGAAAACACGGTAGACAACAGAGCGACATCTACGCTCATTGTTAAAACAAAGTCTGACCAACATACAGTTACGGGTTTAGGTAACAGTGTCACCCGATACTATTGGTTAAGAAGTGCTGACCGCTCTGGCAACTTGTCTGGATTTAGCGCGTCGTTCTCAGCTACCACACAAAAGATTGTGCTGGATGATTTCGCGCAAGATGTGCTAGATGAGTTTGCTGCTGGCGATGCGTTTGGTATTGAGCCTGTAAGCACGCTGTCAGGCGTAACAGGGGCGCACGTCGGGCAGATTAAGCTGCTGACGACTACAGACACCTTATTCGTATGGACGGGCTCTGCGTGGTCTGAGGACATCTTCACAGCGTCTTCGGTAGACCCCGGCTCTATCACCGCTGCTTCGTTTGC